TCCAACAATTGTCTTAGCACTACCGTCCAAAACTACCCAGGCTATAAACATTCCAAGGAGAGTCCATGCCTGGTCTACCATATCCTTTAGGATATTTTTTACTATTCTTACCATCTTCTTCCTCCTCGTGATGCTGGTGAACTTGATCCTCCACCAGAACTTCCACCACCCGTACTTCCACCCGTTGATCCACCCGCTGCAACTGCTGCTGCGTTAATAGCTGCTCCTGCTGCTACAACTGTTGCCACAACCATGTCTGTTGCTTCTTCTCTTTCTTCTGTTGACATATCAGCACCAATACTTCCAAGTGCTGCAAGAGCTGCTCCTGGGTCTGAGAATGCCTCTTGTAATAAAGCTCCAGGGTCTTGTAGTAATTCAACTTGCGCTGCTACTTCTGCAGTAATAACAACTGCGTTTCCTTGCTCATCTGTTCTAACATCTACAGGTGTTTCTGCTGGGAGATCTTTATACTCAATCCCAGAATCTTTGATTTGCTCAGAACTTAAAGCTTCTCCATCTGCTGAAGCGACCAATGCATCTGCTACTAAAGATTTTTCTGATTCATTTAACTTACCGCCATCAGCAGTTAAAGCCTCTACAAGATTAGCAACCTCGGCTTTACTAACATTTCCATCAGCCATTAATGTATTTACAACTTCTGCTGCTTGTACCTGAGTGATTGTATTACCAGTAATTACTGCTGCTACTGCTTCTTTTACTTCTTCTTTAGTTGTTTCACTATTTGCTTTTTCAGCAGCAATTCTATCTGCTTCAGCTTTAGCATCAGCCTCTGCCTTCAATCTTTTTTCTTCAGCAATTCTATCTTCCTCAGCTTTTTCTTTGGCCTCTTTTTCTTCAGCAATTCTTTCTGCTTCTAGTCTGGCATCTTCTTCGGCTTTAGCTTTTGCCTCCGCTTCTGCCTCTAATCTTTCCTCCTCAGCAGCCTTGGCTTCTGCTTCTGCTTTTAAACGAGCCTCTTCTGCTGCTTTAGCTTCTTCCTCTGCTTTTAATCTTTCTTCCTCAGCAATACGTGCCTCTTCTTCAGCTTTGGCCTTTTCTTCTTCCGCAATACGTGCCTCTTCTTCAGCCTTTAATCTCTCTTCCTCAGCAATCCTAGCTTCTTCTTCAGCTTTTAATCTCTCTTCTTCGGCTATCCGAGCATCTTCTTCTGCCTTTAGCCTTTCTTCCTCAGCAATACGAGCATTTTCTTCAGCAATTCTTGCTTCTTCTTCTGCTATTCTGGCAGCCTCTTCAGCTTTTGCTTTTTCTTCCTCTGCTTTAATTGCTTCTTGTCTTGCAATTTCAGCTAATCTTTCTTGTTCCGCTCTAATAGCAGCCTGTCTAGCAGCCTCTTGTTCCGCAGCAATACGATTAGCCTCTGCTATAGCAGATTGTCTTTCTGCTTCAACCCTAGCTGCTTCAGCGATTGCTGCTTGTCTTTCTGCTTCAACTCGTGCAGCCTCTGCGATTGCTGCTTGTCTAGCAGCTTCAACTCTAGCTGCCTCTGCTAATATAGCTGCTTGCCTTGCTGCTTCTTGCTCAGCAGCTATTCTGGCAGCCTCTAATTCTGCTGCTAATCTTGCTGCAGCCTCTGCCTCAAGCCTTGCCTGTATTAATAATGTTTTTGCTGTAGATACTGTAGAAGTTTTTGCGTCAATTCTTGATTGCAAGGTTGCTTTTACATTTTGATTTAAGACAGTTGCTGTTGCGGTATCTGCTAATAATTTTAAATCTTCTGCAATAGACACTTCTGATAAGGTTCTTATCTCTTGATTTTCATAATTAGTAACTGCAGTATTTGCTGCTGACTGTCTATCTAATTCTTGTTGTGCTGCTAAAGCAGCAGCTACTTGAGCATCTTTTTCTGCTTGAGTCAAACCAATTTTTAATGTAACAACATTTGAATTTTCAGAATATAAAGCAAGAGTATCGTTATCTGATCTAATATGAAATGACCAGATAGTTCCGCTTGGCATTAAACTTTCAAGCAGTGAATGATCAATTGTTATTGTTGTATTTAAAGAATTAGGACCACCAACATTTCCAGTTGCAATTCCCCAACCATTTTGTCCTTCAGTATTAAGACCTATTGCATATCTTTCTGGTTGAGTGTTACCAGTATTTGGGGCTTCCCAAGTCAATACTGTTGAAGTTTCGCCATCTACAACTGTCAGATTTCTTGGAGCACCTATGGTGTTTGCTACTGGAGCTGCTTGAGATGTAAAGGCTGATGCTGGAATAATTTGCATTGATCCAGATTGATCCCAGTTTAAAAATACATTTGCTCCCCCGCCATTTTCATAGTACATTAGCTCTATGTTTTTAGGAACTCCTGCTGTAAAAGATATTGGGGCACTTACAGTTCCTCCACCACCTTTATCAACCCAGTCATCTGCTAACAAGACTCCATCAATGTATAGCTTTGTTCCATCGTCTGCTGTTGCTAAAAATGATATATCTTGCGTAGTGTTGCTAAGAATATAGCCAGTAAACCTTACAATAACATCCTCTGATGGGCCTCCAAGGACTGATCCAGAACCCCACTGAAAGTCTACATTAGGAACATTGACTGTCCTTACTGGAGAGGCTCCTTGGGGTATGTATGGGGCATTGTTTTGACCATTAACGCTATAGACTTCAGCAGTTAAACCTTCTACTGCGTGGGCTTTTTCCATTATTAAAATTAAGGGGGCTAGGACTAATGATATAACCATTAGAATTCTTAATAGTTTTTTAATTATGCCCTCCTAATCATAATGATTAATAAGGCTATTATATCATTTTATTGCAAAAGAAAGAGGGCTGGCACTTAGCCAACCCTCTAACTTGTGAAGTTTAATTACTTCTTTAGTGCAACCTTAGCTTTTGGATTAGCCTTGTTCCACTTAGTAGCCAACTTATTGTATTCGTTCTTATAAGTTGCCTTTGCTGCTGCTGCTGCGACATCAGATGCTGCCTTAGCATTAGCCAATGCGAGATCTGAAACTGCCTTAGCATCTGCTAGAGCCTTATCAGAAGCAACCTTTGCTGCTGCTAGAGCATCGGCAAGAGCCTTGTCAGCAGCAGTTTTAGCTGTTACTGCCTCTGCTTTTGCGTTAGCAAGTGCTGCATCCGCAAGAGTCTTTGCTGTCTCTGCTTCAGTCTTAGCCTTTGTATCAGCATCTGCTAGTGCCTTGTCTGAGGCAGTCTTAGCATCTGCTAGTGCCTTGTCTGAGGCAGTCTTAGCATCTGCTAGTGCCTTGTCTGCTGCTGCTTTAGCAACCTTTACAGCCTCTGCTGCTAGTGCTGCATCTGCTGAACGTCCAGCCTTTTCTAATGCAATTGAAGCCTTTAGTGCTGCAATGTCAGCAGCAAGGTCAGCGATAGTAAACTTAGCAATTGCTGCTTTTACTGGTGCTGCAAAACCTGCTACTGGAGTAACTAGTGTTAGGCCAGTTACAATTACTGTAACTTCTCCTGCTACACCTACTGCAAGTGAGTATGAAGCAACTTCTGGAGATAATGCCTTAACAGATGAACCGTCAGCAAAAGTTGAACCAACGATTGTTGCTGTTACTGTATCTGAAGATGCGTTACCAAAAACGTCAGTTGTAACAACTGCGATGGCTGGAACTGTTCCAACTGCTGCTGCTGTAGGAACTGTAACTGCTAGATTGTAAGCAGGTCCTGCTACACCCTTAACAAAAACGATTGTTGAATAGGCACCATTTGTAATGGTAACTGAACCAACTGCTGTTGATGTTGTGTATGCGTATACAGTAATTGCTGCCCCTGTTGAAATGCCAGTTAGTGCAGAAACACCACTGTTAACATTCTTTGGTGCATCTACTGTATTAAGAGCAGAAACCAACTTGACTGTTGGTGATGCTGTAAAAGTAACAGATGTATTTGCATCTGCTGTTGCAGTAATTGCAACTGTACGTGCTGCATCAATAACGTTAGTTGATGGAACAGCAATTGCTTGAGGTGCTGCAGTAGTAGTTACGTTAGTAACTGATGCAACTGTAACAGCAAGAGGTGCTGCGCTAGATGCTGTTGTTGATAATACTGTGCTAGTCAGGGCTGCAGCGATGACAATAGCGATTTTCTTGAATGAATTCATCTTTCTCCTTGTTAGTTTGAATCTGATCATTTAATCAGAATTTTATAGTAAATTAAATTTACCTAAGAAATCACTGATTTCGTCAGTCATTTCCTTTGAATCTAATTCTATCATACCCTTGTCCTTCTTTGCAAATTTGGCTGAATTAGCCCACGTATGGACCTCAACCTCAACATTAAGGTTTTTAGGTGTATGAGAGATGGCTCCGAATACTGCCCCACAAACAGCATCCGCTAGGTCCTTAGATTTTTTACGGGGGTGATCTACACGATTACCCTTCATAATTTTTAACTCTGATAGTTCTTCTAATAATAAAGGAATCATAGGCATAGCTACTCTTTCCTCATAAACCATCATAGCTAAATCTTCATAGTGTTTTTTGGCAACAGACACTGTTTCTGTTCTTACCCCTACAGATTGTAGTTCATTCTGAATGTCAAACGATTGCCATCGGTCAAATGAAACCATTCCTAGATTAAATCCTTCTCTACGAAGATTAATAATCCACTGCTTAACCTCAGACAAGTTTACTGGGCCTTCAGTTCTTGGTTCCCACCAAGCAACAGCATCAACAACTACAACTGGAACTACCTGTTCATAATCTTTAATTACTTTAATATTCACCCAGCGGTCAACGTGAGCAATAGCAACAGCACACTTATCGTGCTTTTGTGCAAGGTCAGCATGGATATAATAAATAACATCTGGGTCTGGAGTAAATGATTCATCAAACCTTTTAAAATTATCAATAGGGTTTCTAACATTCATACATTTTTGTAGCTTATCTTTTTGTTTAAAGAAAGCATCAGATGAATATGTGGGGGTACAAAGGAAACGCATCATTGCATCTCCTAAGTCTGTAAGGAAAGCAATCTTAAAATCATCAATCTTACGAGTAGGGTTTACATCCCATGTAGGTCTTTTTAATGCAAATATCTTTGGTATTTTATATGACAGGATATGATCCTCTTCCCACGAAATTTCAAATGTATTATCTGGATTATCATGTGGCAAGTCTTCATTAATGATAAACCTGTGTGTTTTTTCTATTACTTCTTTGTCAGCAATTACTGAGTCATATCGTTGAGATATAAAGTCCCCTGGATAACGGGGGAACGATAGAAGAACTACCTTGCCTAAGTCAGGGAAACGAGAGTCTACAGTACCACGAAAAGCTTTATAGATATTATCAGCAGTCTTACCCTGTTCATTTCCTGTTGCAACCTCAGAAGCAAATCCAGAAATTTCATCAAGTACTGCCATGAATAAGTTTAAACCTTCGTGTGATTCACGTTCTGAGTGACCAGAATATACTGTGATAGATTTATCAAACTCAATAGAGTCTGCCTTTGGATTATACTTTCCTGCAAACCAAGGCGATCTTTCAATCTTAGACTTAAAGCCTTTAAAGAAAACGTTCTTTGCCTGTTGAGCATTTACAGCAACGTTAATAATATCAATAGCATCTCCAGCAGGCTTACCATAATAAATTGCTGGATCTTTTAAGCATAGCATCTTATATACTACATAGGCACATGCTACTGTAGATACAAAGTCTTTTCCAGATCCCTTGCCAAGTTGCAAAATTAATTCATTCTTTGTATACTTTTTAAAATATTCTTCTCCAGCATCACCCATAATATCAACAACATCATCTTTACGATAAATTTGACTCATTGCTTCTACAATTGTGTACTGAATATCAGATAGAGGGGGTTGTCCAAGGTACTCTGGAGACTCAACAAATGTCTTTGCGTCAACAGGTTTTTCAATAAAGTGATTCTCCTTTAGAACTTCAAGGAAATCATTGAACATCATGGACAACTGTGATTACCTCTCCATCTTTTGCAATTGAGGATAATCTTTGCATAATAATATCTCTAACTTCAGGATGTTCAGATGCTATATCTCTAAGTATTCCAACAAGAACTTCTTGCTTTCGTTCGATCTCAACCATCTCTTCTGCAAGTTCTTTATTCTCAAGAAGACCAGCTTTTTGTAGCATATCAATACGCTTAGACTCAATATCCATTACAAGTTTGATACCTTGAGTTTTAGCACTTAGGTTATTTAGTAGCGATGCCTCATCAATAACTTCATAGGTTTTTGTAATCAACTTGCTATAATGTGTATCTGCTCCAACCAAAGCTTCTTTTGCACGGGCACGAATTGCAGCATTATCAGAAGCCATAGTCTTCCACTCATTGATAAGACTTACAACTCTAGTTCTTGGAATGTCAAGTTCTTTAGAAATAACTGTTGGATCATTACCCTTTAGGTATTCTGAAACAACATCATTAACTTGATCTAAGTGCTTTACTAAATCTTCTTCAGTTGACATACTTACCTTCTAGTCTGTTTATTTCATCTTTGATATAAAATATTGCTTTTTCTAGATCTTGTATGGTTTTAGATTCATCTTTAAGTCCTGCTCGCCAAAGGTATTTAAAGGCATTACCGATGTTAAAGTTGCGATGTCTGGTAATCTCAATGCACTCAATACCTGAAGGATCTGAAGTGTAATGACGTGGATTGTTTACTTGATCAACTGTAATGGTTAGATTATTACTCATCATCTGCTTCCCAATCAAACTCTTCTGGAAGCCCACTTAATAAAGAAAATGCAAAAGCAAATCCAACCATGCCAACAACAGTAGCTGTTATCATTGCCTTTTCTAATTTATTCATCTCCGTGACTTCCTTAATCCAAATTTAGCAAGGTAAACATAGATTGTTTCAACGCTTGTTCCACACTCTTTAGCAATCTCCTCTGGAGTTTTCTTATCAATTACATATCTTTTACGTAACCATAAGTTGCTTGTATATAGTTTAGCAGACATAATATTATTTGTCAACTTCCGTATTAATAACACCATAGTCGTAGGCATTTGAGTCTTCAAGCATCCACTTGTCATAACTCTCAACATCCCACTTATTGGTATTAATTAGTCTTTGAATAACTAGATCTTTCTTTGTTACAAATGATGGCTCTTTTATGCGTACCCTGTTATTTGGCTGAACTGCAAAGTTACCATCATCTCTTTGGATAACATGACCACATTTATGCTGTCCTGGATTTTCAGAATATCCATCATCTAAAATATTTGTTTCTGGGCTGTGCCAGTCAAGCGTAAATAAATATGTTCCAGGGATAGTGGTTTGAGTTCTATCCATATATGACATCCTCATATTGCTTAGTGCTTGAAACTTTGTAACTGAAACATGTGGGCTAAAAGAATTCCATAGAACTAAATTATGAATTGGTTCCTCTGGAACCCCAGGCTTGGTACAAAATGCGTTAATTGGCATTCTCCACCAAATTCCACCATCTTCCATCATGAAATGAAATAGTGGGCTTCTTGCTTTAATACTTGAAACTCCAAAGATTACGCATGGAAAGTATTTGTCGTGACTGTCTTCTTGATCTCTTAAAAAGTTTCCACGCACATAGCACTCTATTGGTGGAATGTTTGCATTTAACTCAGGCATTACTTATCAGCTCCTATTGCTTTATCCCAGTTTTTTAATGCCCAATGCCCAATACCGCAAGCATCGGCAACGTCATTATCATTGATAGATCTATCATAGATGGTATTAACCATTGTAATAGTTCTTTCTTTTCTAAGGTTTCTTTCATATGTTTTGTACCAAGAAACAGACTTGCCTGGATGAGCAGATCTAATTAAAGCCTGATCTTCTTTTGACATTTTCTTGTTTCCTAAATAATTTTGCCAAGTAATTGGAGAAACTTTTCCAATTACCTTTGTTCCAGATTGACCAGCAGCACCTAAGATAGCTCCTTGAACTAAAGCAAGATCAGCAGCAGTCTTAGGACTATTCATGAAAACGGTATGCTCAATAATGATTGCTTCAAACCCATTATAAAAATCAAGGAATGCTTTTACCTTTTGCCCTGCATCCATAACCTTTTCATAGATATCATTGCCTTCAAAATTAATCTTTCCTACTGAACCAAGGGTACCTTCTTTGGTGCTAAACAAAGCAAAAGCAAGACTGTTAGTACTAGCATCAATGGCACAAAAAGTATTTGGTTGTACAGCGTACCCCCATTTATTCTTGCTCATAATCAATGAACCCCTTTAACTCTTTTATCATTTTATTAACTGCTTTTTCACTTACATTACAATTAGCACAGAATCCAGAATCATTATATATTGATAATGATATTCCACATCCCCCAAGACAATTTCTTTTTTTACCATATCTTTTTTGTCGTCTAGTAGCAAGATACCTTTCGGCAATCTTTTCTTTTGTAGATTGTTCTCTACAAATGTCGCTACAATATATCTGATAACTTACTCTAGGTTTAAAGTATGTATCACAACGATTACATAGTTTCACTCAGTTCCTTTAGGGATGCTATCTTGACTTCGCCCACCCCTGCTTCTGTACATGCCTTTTTGATTGGACAGTTTTTACATATCTTTGAGTTTGATCTATAGTTCTTAGTTGGTAGAGTTTTGTCTTCCCAATTCTTACGAACCACTCTCATCCACTCAAAAGCTTGATCAATCCAGTTTCTATAGTTGTCATTAACTTCTACTGGAATGATTAATAGCTCATGGTTATTCTTGTTTTCATAAACTAGAATACCCTTAGACTTTTTAAGAATCTTCATATAAATAAGGATCTGAACAACATGCCCCATCTTAGGCTTATTAGTTCTCTTGCGATACTCAAAGACTTCGTTGTTAGTTGTCTTAACTTCAACTACAATGTCTTCACCCTTCCAATTAATTAGATTATCTACATAACCAAAAATTGGTGGATCATCATTGAATATTTTAAATTCTGAATCAACCGAGATACCAGAGTTTTTAAATGCTGCTTCAATACGTCCATGAGATAAAGTTCCATTGGTCATATTTGCTACGCCATAAGGATCTGCATTGTCTTCAAAGATCGCACCTTCAAAAGCTAGATACCAGTATCTTGGGCATTCTCCATGCCCGTAAGCAATAGTAGATGGTCCAAAGGTTTTCTTTTGAGTATGCTTTGGTTCACGCCCAACAAGATATCCTTGTTCGATTACCTTGATCAATTCCTTAGCATCTATCTGCTCTGGAGTTTCTACTTCTCTAATCATAATTTGCTGTAATAAGTTTTTTGTCATTTTATTCCCTTGTTTATATAAGTATACCAGTAAATGGTTTAGCGCATTATGTATTTAAGTGCTGAAACTAGATCATTTATTGCTTCTGCTGCTGTGTAATATATGTTCTTTTTTGCCCTGTCGCTTTTATCAACATTAGCCATCCACGTAGCCTTTAA